CGGGGTTGTTCGTAAGCGTCACGAACCGATGATACGAGTTTATCTCAAACGTGTCCTTGTTCTTTTGATTAATCATCAGTTTCGGGTCAGTGATGAGTGCCTTGAACTTGCCCTCCGCACCAAACAGATTCCGCTTGTCGGTTTCACTGAGAATGACGAGTAGAGCTCCCATCATTGACCCGTTGAACCCGCCCCACACATCTCGCTCGGGTGAGCTACTTTCCAGAGTCAAACCGCCAATAATTTTCTTGACAATTTCAAACAGAAAGTTCTTGCCCGTTCCTTGCTTTGATGTGATACAGATGTGCGTGGATTTTTCCGCTGGCTTTTGAATAAGATGCGACAACCAGTTTAGAAAGTAGTCGTAAGCATCTGGTTCTCGCCCACAGATAATGTTGAGATGATTCTCAAACATTTCAATTGCCTTTTTGTCCCATTCTGCGTCAGCGTCCGTAATCTTGCGGTGCGAGTAATAACTCGGTTTCCACAAGTTAAAGATACGAGGGGGGCAAAATTTCGGGGGCGGGACAATATCACAAGCATCATACTTGCGAATGTGGCTGTCGTTAATCCACTCCTGAATGTAGCGTTTCGTCTTTTTCTTGCCGTTGCGAGTAATGGTGTATTTCTCGTGTTCGTAAGACGTAAGCAACTGCGACTTGTTGAAAGTCACGATTCCGCTCAAAATCTCCTCCGTCTCGTCCTCCCAGACAATTTTGATGAATGAACTGGTGTTGATAATCTTTGCGTGATTACGCTCAAATCTGTCTCGCCAAATCAAATACTCGTTGTCGCTACAATCGTCCTCTACGACGGCTTGTTCTCCCTCAATCGGCACAACCTCCAACTCGCCAATCGGCTCAGCCGCCGCCGTCACCAAACTACGGCGGTTGTCAATCACGTCTCGTAGGATAGTGTCCTCCTCAAACTTTTTGACGACCAGACGCACTTGAAAGCCCGTCTTTTCAAAGATGTAGTCATTACACGCTCCCAAGTGGAACGATAAGTCGGTGTGGGGTGGCGGGTGTGGGGCAGTCAGTCCGTCGTAAGCCAAAGCACAATGGCGTTTCTTAATCAGCCCATTATCCACCAAGTAGCAATAGGCGTGGTAGAGGCAGTCGTTCTCAAAAGCTCCCAAGTAATAACTTACCAGAGTGTTCTTACGACCCCAGAGCTCGTCCGTCGCATCGCAAACTCGCTCGGCAAGTTCGCTGTTGTTCGTCCAGACCCATTCCTTAAAGGCATCACACTCCTTTTTGAACTCAGCCCACCAAGTGTGCTCCTTACCCTTTCGGGTGTTCTGGACGCATTTTGGCAGAATGTTCTTAACGGGGTCTCCAAACTCCGTGTCCCTTTTCCATCGGTCAATCCCACCCCCGTAAAGAGTGGCATTAATCAACTTTTTAATGTTGTCCTTGTCAAGAGCGAGTTCGCCATCTACGGAGTGGTGAGCGGACAAGCTGGCGATAATCGGGTCCTTGTTGGCAACCCATTCGTCCAATCGTGGTGTGGCTCTGCGGAATTTTTTAGAGATTTGCGTTTCCAGTGTCGGGTGGCTGGCGACAAAGTCGTAGTCAATATACGAGTTAAAGTGGAACATCGTGTTCTTGATTGCTCTCGCTTGGATTGTAAGCGTGTTTTTCTCACTGGCAAAGCGACGTCCAACATTTTTTGGTGTGTAATACCTAACCTGAATCGTCCCATTCGGCTTAATATTACGGGCAAGTTTCTTAAACTCGGCAATCGCCTCGGGGGCAACCAGAGTCGTCTCGCAGAGCATCTCGGCAAGGTGCTTATCCACGTCCTCCGTGAAAAGCCCATTCCAGCCAGCGTAAGCAGTTTCGTCTAATTTCGCAAGGTCTAACTTTCCGTTCGTTCCAATAAAGTCCATCGTATATACTTATACAAGAGATTAAATCTTTAAGTTCTTTTCAGCTAATTCTTTATACTTATACAAGTTGTCTTTGTTTGAATCAATTTTTTATTTAATTACTAATGGAAATATATCAAATTATACTATATTTGATATACTTTTTAGTTGATTTTTATTTCGCTGCGTTTTGCCTTAACCTCCTCGTAATACTTGCGTCGCTTGGCTTGATGTTCGGCTAAACGTTCTGGGTCTGCCTTAATAGCTTCGGCTCGCCTCTTCGCCTTTTCCTTACACTTCTCGGGGTGCTTTTTTTGGTAGTTCGCCACTGCCTTTAAGTGGTTGCGGTAGAGGCGGTCTGCTGGCGATAGTTCCGTTAAATTGTCGCACATTTCCGTTGTATATACTTATACAGAGAGAATAATCTTTAAGCCCTTTATATAAGTGTAAATAAATCAGTGGCAACCCCAGACACAACCTCTGTTGGAGAAGAACCCCGCACTTTCCAGCATCTCTTCTACACTCTCCTTGTCATTTTTTGGTAGAGCCGCCTCAATATCCCGAATCCCAGAACCCAAGTGATTACGGCAATCAATAATATTCACATCTCTAAAAATAATAAGGTCTTTGCTAAACTTTTCCACGCCAAAGTGATAATTGACTCTATCACCCACCTTGCCGTGTTCTGCGTTCAACTCAAAGCCCTCCATCGTTCCAGTGTATTTGACCCAGAAGAATTCGCCAGCCGACCAATCTCCTAAACCTTCGTCCAAAAGGGCGTGGCGGAGCTGAATATCTACAACTGAACCCACAAAGTCCCACCCCTCCTTGTCGCACCAACCGCCTACACAAAGGGGACTGCTCGTATAACCCATCGGTCTCCACTTAATATTCGTTGCCTCGGTCATTCTTATATATTATTACAACAAAATATTTTTAGATTATTTAACGAGAATAATTTAATCTAAGCGTGTATTATTTGCCCCTTTCTGCGGGGGTCGTAAATACCGATGACTTCTCCTCTCCCGTCTTTTCCAATCTTGGTGGAGTATAGATTATTATTCTCGTCAATTAAGTATTTTTTGCCTTCAATCATTTTTTCTCTCACCTCTAACTCCTCCTCGCTGTCTGGACTCCCTCTGGCTTCGTGAGCTATTCGCACTAAATCAGCGAGCAATTCGTCTTGTGCGTTTATCACAACTTGTCTGTAAGGTCTCTCCTTTCTACCCCGTTTGGCTTTGGGTGTATCTTTGGTCTTTTCCTTATATATCTTTTTATTGCTCGCCAAGGTCTGCTCTAACTTTGCCTTCTTTGCCTCTTCTTCCGTGGCGTATTTCTTCGGTCTGCCTCTCGGCTTTTTCGGTGCTAAACCTACGCTCGCCAGAGCCACTGCCTTTTCCTTCAAGTCCGCAAAAGATGTGCTCTTAACCTTTTCCTTCAAGTCCTTCTTCGCTACTTTGTAAGCGGCTGACACCTCTGGGTTGGATATAGCACACAAATAAGTCATCTTATTATCGTCCGCCCACTTACGCACAAAATCAGTCCATTTATTACCTCCGCCTAATAACATTCGGGTATATATATACCTAAATATTATTATTTTCCATTGAGTGTAGGGTGTAGAGTGTAGGGTCGCTTTTTATTCAAGGTAAAATTATTATACCCGTCACTCCTTTTTTCGTAAGCGACTTAAACCGACCCTACACTCTACACACCCTACACTATCCACCCGAGTCCCTTCAACAGAGACGCTTGGCTCCCCTCATTCCACCCGAGCTCACACCACCCGAGCTCACACCACCAGAAGGCACACCACCCATTCTGCGACCCATCATTCGCTTAGCGAGCGAGCCAGTCAAAGGCATATTCAACATCGCACCGCCGACCATTCGCTTAACCTCGGCAGAACGCATTGCTGACGCTTGCTGTTTGGATTTAGCATCAAGAACCATCTCCTTTGTCAAAATACCAGTGTAAATAGCAGACACTCCTTGCTGGGTAGTCAAAATACCGCTATTCACGCAAGTCACGACCACCTCGGGAGTAATCGTGGCGGAGAACTGATTTGTGACGCCCACTTGGAACTGGAAGTTATAATTACCAAGAGAACCGCAAGAGATGTAGTCAGGTAGAGACAAGTCGTAAGCGGGGTTGATGATAAGAAGGGAACCAGTTGTGAAAGCGTTGGTAGAACCACCCGTGGTGGCATTCGCCTTGGAGGCAACGCCGCTAAACTCCGCCCAAGATTGAGTAGAGCCGTTCTTAACGGACATTCTCCACAAGTCGTAGGCAGAGGCAGACGACAAGAGACCAGATTGGTTATTCAAGTTGATACTAATATTGTTGATGACAAAGAAGGCAGAGGCGTTATAAGACGTCTGTGCTGACATTGGCTTACGAATATTAATGATGAAAAGGTCGGGAATCTGGTTAATCTGTAAATTGCTGCTGGTAAGAGAAGAAGAACTATAAGCCACAAGCGGTGATGCGTTGGCGGACGAGGTCAAGTAGCGGGGGAAATCCATATAAGGCACGACGTTCTTGCTCTCAATCAAGTCGCTTGGCTGGGTAGAAAGGAACTTGAAGAGAAGAGCGGGAGAAGAGGGCTGTTGCTGAATAACACCGACCGCAGAAGTGGCGGTGAATCCGTTGCCTCCGTTAATACCTAAACTAATAGAAGTAATGTAGTTATTGGAGGAAGACCAGAGACGCTTACAAGTAGCATCAATATTGAAGGTAAAAGTCATATTGTTAATACCGAGAAGACCTTGCTGGTTA